CTCCTGCGGCGCGATATTTCAATACATGCGTATAGGCCGCTTTTTCCAACTCCTCGGGAGTTGTAACATCACCATCCCAATCTAACGGATAGCTACCATCAGCTTGCTTGGCGATGTTAGCCCAACCGAAAACAAACTGTTTCTCTTCGTTGGATTTGGCAATGCGGAACGAGTCACCCGAAGCCGCTCTGGCCTTCTCCACGGAAGAATACGTGATCTTAGGCAGCACTGCCGAGTGAATATCCGTAACATCCCAATCTGCCCATGAGTCATTATAAATGGAGTTAGGATCGATATTCCTTCTAAGAGTGACGACTGCCTCTGTAGCCTGACTAAGAATATATCCCTTCCACGCACAATCGATCCTGTACTGGATTTCGGTATCCTCCAAGTCAGGATATAGTGTTTTCAGACCTGCAGTAACTCTCGCGACAAAGTCTGTGTAACTTTCTTCAGGTGAGGGATACAATTCATAGTCGCGGACGTACCATACATCCATGTATGGCATCTTATTCACCTCCTCACTTAGTTACGTAATTTTGGTTACTATCATCCATAGCGTGTCCTACAGGATCCTTGTCAGCACTCAGCATACCAGATCCGTCTTTAGAATTGAGATCTGCATCACCCGCATACCAGGTTTCTAATTCTTCTTGGGATAACTCATCCAAGCTAATTAGGCGACGTAGCATATTCATAAGAGGTAAGTCCTTATTAGGACGTAACCCAGCAGAACGAATGAGGAATGCAAGCTCCTTAATGTCGGGTACCTCAACCTCACCAGGAATTATTCTCGGCGTGTCAGTAATACCCGGGAAGTAATTATATTTGAACAATTTGGGTACGGCGTACGTATTTAATACGTCAGCGATATTCCATATTTGAGCCTCCAAAGAAGCTGCAAGTAAACTTTTCTTTACTTCACCTAAGGCGAAGGAACCAACCTTATCCCCACCCATCATTACGATATCAGCCAGCATAGTAATTGCGATCCGGTTGTCGTAACGATTGATTATCGCGTTAGTATCAAACTGCCGAGATCCACCAGTTGTGAGTAGTTTGAATTCCCATCCAAAAGGCATAACAACGCCCTCGGTACGGTCACGTCTAACATTTCGGACGAGTGTTTCGGCAACAGTCTTTAGTCGAACCATTTCAGGATTATTAGGATCCCAAATATCCAAGTTCTCCGGAGGGGAAATAACAGGTAATCCTGCAAGATCCCGCTCGACACCTATACCCTCGATTTCCTCAATACGCTTTTTGAAATACCAAGGACGATAGGCATTGCGCAGTAGTGATCTCCCTTCAGGATTATCATTGGATATTTTTGTACGGAACAATAATCCTTTAGAAAGTGGAATGGTTGTAAGATGAAATGTGGGAGGCGCCCACTGAATAAATCCCTTAATATCACCATTATCGGCAAAATCCCAACCGTACAACGTATGCTGAGAGCGACTCGGTATAGCCCTCCAGCCTATTCTACCATCAGTGTATTTACTACGGTATCTTCCGGAAGCCTCATCCGGACCCCTACGTACCTTGTAAACTATTTCATGAAAGCTAAATCCGTAAGTGAACATAGATAATATTTCGGAAATGACGCCATCCCACGAGGTAGACATATCATCCATACATTCCTGTACAAATCGAGCAGCCTCAATATCTGCAGGTTTATCACTAGCAGCTTTGACTGACCAACCTGCTTTCTTAATCAACTGCTCTGACATATACAAAATAGCTCCAACGGTAGGATCATTGTCCGACATTTCTCTATATACACGTGCCGCTTGAGGGTATTGCAGTTGAGGAAGAAACTCCTCAAATACGTAATATCCAAATCTATTAAGACCGGATACACCCAACTCGTTAAGACTAACTAACGATCCTTCTTTAGCAATTTCCTCAGTCATTCACTCACCTCCTCCTAACTAAGCCAGTAACTAGATCCTTCAGCTACCGATACATGTGTATGCTCCGATTCTTCCCAATAAGATCCTTCTGCTCGAGTATCTGCTACAGTTGTAGGAGCTGATGTAATAGGAATCGTACCCAGTGAATTATAAGCACCCGCAAGAGCATCTACAATATCATCGTGAGCTCCTCCGGGAAAAGCCTCTAACTCATTGAATAGCTTCTCTATATTACGGCATTTGCTATATATCTTGATAACTCGCCGCTCAGCTGCAGCAGATACGGGTATCGCTCTTTGAATCTTACTACCAGCGTTAGAAGCAGGAACTCCCTCATAAGCGTACTGTTTAAAAATTTCTTTCTTCTTCTTTGCAATGGTATATTTGCCCGAAGCTCCAGGTTCTTCCTCTTCTCGAATCCTAGTGGCAAAACCGTCCGATTGAGCTGTAGCCAGCTGTATTTTCTCAACATTCATAGCACTTGCTTGGATATGTTCTATATCTTCCAGATAATAAATACCGTTTTTCTCACTCAGAAGCAACCCTACTGTATAGTCTGGACCTTTACCCTTTTTCTTAACTTTAGGATCTACCTCGGTTGCAGCGCAATCCCAATAACGCAATCTACGCCGACCTGCAGGTAGCTCATCAACAGTCTCAAACCATTCACGCTTAAACATATTACCTTTACGTACAATAGTCCATAGACCGTCTCTTAAACGTGCTCTAGTTACGGGATCCAATTCTTCTAAGGACTCTTTATATGCATCCTTATCAAGGTAGGGGTTGTCGTCCATTCCTGCCGGAATAAATACAACATGTCTCTTTTTCGTTTCGGGATTAACAAAGCGATTATATACCCATTCAGCATTATCCCCATCGTCTGGAGGGTTAGATGCAGCTCTTACACGAAGAGGAACATCAAAACCCTTCAAACGACGAAGACGGGAAAACATATAAGTATAACAGCCTTCAATAATATGCGTTACTTCATCAAAGCCGATGAATTGATACTCGCCACCCTGATAATTCAGACGATCATTGTAAGTCTCCATATATCCAAATTGTAATATAGCTGGAGGTTTTCCAGGTCCGGTTGGGAACTCAAACTTCTTCTCTTTTTCAACCCATCTAATCTCCTTAGAAGCAACCCATGGAGCTAACCACTGATGGGCTCTATCAATAAGAGCTCCGGGTTTTACCAAGTCGGCAAACGTTTTCCGGAAGATAATAGAAGCATATCCAGGTACGTCTACATACTGCAAGGCGCACATAAGTAGAGCATCACTATTATGTGTGGGTATTAAAGTTTTACCCACTAAAAATGTATGGCTAGGATGTTTAATCCTAATACATTTTACAGGTACACTAGGAACCTCACGAATATTACGTATTAAAATCCTATTGTCAAGGGATGCTTTCTGCCTTTCATATTTACGTTTTAGGTGGAAAACACGCAAATCGGTTGTGAAAGTAAATCGATGAGATTCCAGTTGCTTACCTTTATACGACGTAGGAGCAGTTGTTCTACTATACGTAATACCTAAAGAAGCAAGCAGCGTTGCCACATCGTCAGCTAAGCGTTTTTCTTTTAGACCGAGCTCACATCGTCCTCGTTCTTGGCAAGAACCATCAGCATCCATAATTCCCCTTAATAATTCTAAACGCTGCTCAAAAGAAGCGCGCATATAAATATCAGGGATATATTTTACTTCACTTTGTGTTTGTCGATTTTTATATTTATCCCGTAAAACACCTAAAGCTTTAAAAAGACCCCAAGTGTCTTGAATAAAATAACACAATTTCATACTCGGAACAGGTGTGCACATATATCCTAATTGTGCAAAACGTTCCAAAACTTCTTCGTCTGCTGTAGTAATCATATTAGCTTTGGCATTTCCATCACCAAGCCAATAACCAAACACATATGGATGTATAGGAAGTTGTTGCACATCACCTTGAAATACCCCGCGTTTAGGAAGTTTAACCTTACTTTCTTCCAACAGCTGCTCTGTAGTCACTACAAAACTTTTCCAATATTTGCGATGCATAAATTTCTCGATAACCCACAAATGCTGAGCATCCGCAATAATCTCTTCACCGGTATTAAATTCTAATTCATAACATTTATGGTCATGTTGAGTTTCTGTAATATACTCCAATTCAGTCCAAGAACCATCAATGGCCAAAACCTTGTCCTTTAAAGATAAAGTACCGATAGTCTTCCATCCACTATCCGTAAAAATAGGTGTGTCTAAGGCTAATGCTTTACCTCCGCCTGCAGCACCACCATAAAAACCCTCTTTACAATCCAATAACATAAAGGCTGCCTGCTTCGGGTAAGGTCGGTGAATGATATACTTGGTCATTTTAGGTGTAAGAAGTTTCATAAGCTGAGCTTGCTCACTTCTGGGCAACTGTGTAATGTCTACCTGACCAAGACTATTCATGTCTCTTCCTCCCTCCGGCTCTGAAATGAAATCCGCCCAATTTGAAGTTTTGAAATGTCTCCTAGTTGATTTACTTGATATTTTTCAATTTTTCAATTCTTCAAACAAGTATATTTAAATTAGTACGATAGAGGGTAGTAATATTACCTTACCTTGCGTATCGTAATATTACTACCCTATTCTTACTAATTTAAAATCGAGTTTATTTCTCGCTTTGAAATGAAATCCTGAACGAGCCTATCTAAGGCTTCGCCGCACAGCCTAGAAGGCAAAGAAAAACCATGGTACGGAAGCCGGCCCCAAAATCGCTGAGGGAGCATGGCACTCCCTCAGCAAATGAGGAGGAGTATTCAAATCAAGTACTCTCGACGG